GATCACGTTCTGATGGACGTGTCAGCAGCAATCGTCGCGAAGTCTGATCAGCTCAACGCGATCGACCTCGTAGGCCGTGATGTCACGGTCACCATCGTTGACGTGAAACCGGGGCCAGCAGATCAACCCGTGCACATCATCACCGATGCGTACGGACCATCACGCCCCTGGAAGCCATCGAAGACAGCACTCAGGGACATCGTTCAGGTGTGGGGGACAGAGGCGACCGTGTGGGTTGGTCGCCGGCTCACACTGTTCAACGATCCCGAGGTGCTGTGGGCTGGGCAACCAGTCGGAGGGATCAGGATTCGCGCCATGAGTCACATCGAGAAAGCATTCGAAGCGAAACACGTCATCACCCGCGGCAAGACCAAAAAGGTGATGATCCAACCACTCGGAGACGCACCTGCGCCGACACCATCGAACGGTGACGACATCACGCGTGCTCTCAACGCCATCGATACCGCGGCCGATGTCACCAAGCTCGACGCGATCGAGAAGCACGCAGCATCACTCGGCATCGACCAGACACCCGAGATTCAGGGTGCGCTCATCACCAAGCGTGCCGAACTCGAAGGCCCACTATGAGAGGGGGATCGACGTGCCGAAAGAATACGGCCAGCTCAGACACGACATCTGGTCCGACGACGACTGGCTGAACCTCACCGTACCCGCACAACACCTCTACATGGTGTTGCTGTCCGACCCCACGCTGAACTACTGCGGGGTCGCATCCTGGCATGTCGGAAGGATGGCACAAAGGTCGGCGGAGAACACGCCACAAGCGACCCTCCTCGCTGCTTCCGAACTCTCAGACGCCCACTTCATTGTGATCGACGAGATGACCGAAGAGGTGATGATCCGCTCCTACCTGAAGCACGACCCGATCCTCAAAAACCCTCGACTGTCGGTGACGATGGCGAAGGAATACGGGGTAATCGGGTCGCGAAAGATCAGGGCGGCACTCGTCTACGAACTCCAACGACTGCAGAAGTCTAACGACGACTGGCCGGCATGGGAGAAGCCGCAAGTGAAGACGATCCTGAAGCAGAACGCGATCAGCGCGAAGACGATGGAAACCGATCTTCCAATGGCGGGACAGGCGTACTTCCTCACCGATTTACCCAGTGGTTTACCCAGCGATTAACCCAGCGGTTTCGCCGAACCTACCCCAGCGGTTTACCAGCCGCCTACAACTAGCAACGTGCAACAAGCAACACGCAACCCGCTACGAATCTAAAGATTCTCTGCTCTTCGGAGCAAAGAGTTATCCACAGGCCACTACCTCCAAGCAGAACGGGTAGTGGCCTTTCCCATTAACGGAGACACCCATGAACGGACAATCCATGTGCAGGGAGGCCATGCCCAACGGTCACCGTTGCGGACTCCTGCACGGACACCACGGCCCCCACCAGTGCTGCAGCATCCACACGCCCCGGGGCCAGCGATGAGCCTCGACGCGTACATCCAGGCGTGTGAAGAACGATTCGCGGCCGACACGAAGTACCGGCGCCGGCTTCAACGGGAACTGTTCAACACCGACGCCCACCAGTCCATCCAACGCACGCTCGAGGCCGCACGCTTCGACGCCGCAATCAGGAGAACGGCATGAACGCTGACATCATCACCGACACCACCTACCCGCACGGGACGATCGAGGGCTTCAAGGGCGGGTGCACAACGAACCACTGCCCATCCGAAGTGTCCTGCGCCACCGTCCACACCCGATATGTGGGCGACTACGCATTCAACCGGCAGATGAAAGCCGGGATGACACCACTCGAGATCGTCACCATCGAACAGGAACGGGCACGGGAAGCCCTGGAAGCCGCACAGGAGGCCGCGAAACAAGCCAAAGCGACACGTACCGCCCAGACCCGCGAAGAGGCCCGCAAACGCCACAACGCCGCCCGCCGTGGACGCCGCGAACGAGCACGGTCCACCATCCGCAAAGGCGACGGCACACCCACCACCACACTGCAGGTCGAAATCCACCGCCTCCACGGCCAAGGACTCACCGACTCGCAGATAGCCGAACACATGGGGAAGACACGCACCCAGATCAAAGGTGTCAGACACTACCTGAACCTCACCCCCAACCCAGCCCCCGCAACCACGGGGGCTTCTTCATGAACACCGTCGCTGTTGATCACTTCGCAGGCGTCGGCTGGGGAGTCGCGGCGCACCGTCTGGACATCCGAGAGTACGGAGTAGACAACGCGGGAAGCCTGATCCGCATCCGGTCCGCGAACAGCATGAGAACGATCTACCGCGACGTCTGGTCCGGACTATTCCATCCCTGGCTTGTTCCCAACCATCGGCTCTACATCGCGTCCCCGCCGTGCCAGACGTTCAGTATGGCCGGGCACGGTGAGGGCAGGGCAGCTCTGGATGACGTGCTTACCGCGATCGACGAGGAGCGGTGGAAGGACGCAGCAAGCCTCCACGGGCTCACAGAACACATGGACCCACGTACCGCGCTAGTGCTGACCCCCCTCGCGCACATCTGGGCTCACCGCCCTGAACTCGTCGCACTGGAGCAGGTGCCCGAGGTGCTGCCGGTATGGCATGCCATTGCGCGAGTCCTCCGCACGTTCGGCTACTCCGTGTGGGCGGGCATCCTCCGCGCCGAACAGTACGGGGTGCCGCAGACCCGGAAGAGAGCGATTCTCATGGCACGACTTGACGGGAAGGTCTCACCACCCGCCCCGACACACTCCCGCTACTATTCCACCGAACCGACGATTCTCGACCCTGGCGTCAAGAAGTGGGTGTCGATGGCGGAAGCGCTCGGGTTCGATGGCGCGGGGCGCGTGTTGCGTTCGAACTACTCAGATGGATCGACAGGCGAGCTGGGAGAGCGTGACGGCGATGAGCCTTCGCCGACCCTGACGAGCAAGGCCGACCGGATGAAGTGGGTCGCACGCAAGGCAATGGGATCAGGGATGGTGAAGCGCCACGGCGAGCGGCCGGGAAGATCGCTCGATCAGCCTGCGTTCACGATCCGGGGCAACGCTGGCGGCATGGAGCCGGGCAGTTTCGTGTTTCGTGAGGAGCTTCGAGACTGGGAGTGGCTCGACGCTCCGGCGACAACGGTGGCGGGCGATCCGCGCATCACCGCCCGCGAGCACCACGAGCACGGCGAGCAATCGGGAACGTCGCTGCGACTGACCTACCTGGAGGCAGCCGCACTGCAGTCATTTCCGAACGACATGGCGTGGCCCGGAAACCAGGGAGAGAGGTTCCTCGCGATCGGCAACGCCGTTCCTCCGCTGCTTGCCCAAGCGGTGCTGTCAGCGCTCCTTGCGCCCGCAGGTGAGCGCGATGCCTGGGATCACGTATTTGCGGAGGTGGCCGGATGACCTGGACTCTCGAGCTCCCGTACGAACGCCCGCCCAAGGGGCTCCACGCGAACGACCGATGCCACTGGCGGGTGAAAGCCCGATCGGCACAGGAGGTCCGTGAACGCGTCGCTGTGCTGTGCAGGGTGGCGAAGATCCCGAAACTGCAACGCGTCTCGATCCAGGTCGTGTGGGTGGTCCCGACGCGTCACAAGCGGGACGAGGACGGCCCAGACCCGTTCTGCAAGGTCATCTACGACGCCATCGGAAGTGACCGTGGAGTGTCCGCCCGCATCGTCCATGACGACACCAGGGAGTTCATGGACAAACCCCGGCTCGTCATCGAACACCAACCCGGTGAACTCGCCCACTTTCGTGTCGAAATCACCGACATCTCCAACCCGTTCCGATCCGACGAACTGGATCAACTCACGAAGGAAAGACTCACATGAGCACCCAGAACTACCACCACGTCGAACTGAAGATCGAGAGCGGAGAACTGCACCGCGGGTTCACCTGCACCGCACCCGAAGACGCACCGTGCCGGAGCCGCCCCAAGGACACGCTGCTTGAGTCTTGGAGCAGCGAAGAGGCAACCGAGACCGGGCACCAGTGCTGGGCGGTCGAGTGGGTCGAGGCGGTTGGCATCGAGGACTCCATCCGCAGCTACCCGGACCGGATCCTCGCCAGCGTCGCCGTCGACATCTCGTACGAAGAGGGCGTCAACATCGAACCCATCACCCCTGACCTCACCCCGTCCGAACTTGCCGTGGTTACCCGGTTCGGTATCCACGAAGACCAGGAGGACAAATCATGACCGACAACACCGACCGGGAGAAACTGATCTGGGAAGCCGCGAAAGCGATGCACGGCGACGACATCGACAAGGGGCGTGCGGGCGACGACTATACGTCCATGAATCTGGAGACGCTGGACTGGTATCGAGACAACGCTCGTGCCGCTCTGGCCGTGTTCGAGAAGGCGCACACCCCAACCGACGACGAGCGGGAAGCATGGCGGGATGAAGCTATTCGCCGGTACCCGCACGCTGAGGTCGCGAAGTACATGCGTCAGGCGTTGCAGAACGCGTTCATCGAGGGAGCGAAGTTCGCTACTGGCTTCCGTCGTACCGAGGTACCAGAGCCGAGCACCGAGCCGGACGCGCTGTGCGGTGACTGGCCAGCGCCATGCAACTGCGATGATCCCGTGACGCACGATGGTTCGGTTCCCGCGTCGATTGTTCAGAGCGAACGGGCCGAACCGTCCGACGCGCAGGTGCAGGCGGCTTGTCGAGCATGGTCGGCCAACGCACACCTCCGCGCCGGGGAGGCCATGCGTGCCGCTCTGTCTGCTGCATCCTCCGTCACCAAGGGAGAGAACCGACATGGCTGAGCCCACGCTCTTTCATGAGATCGAGTACGTCATGTGCGCGTGCGGGCACGTCGCCCTCGATCACGCAGGCGAAGACCGTTCGCCACGCAACGGTGGGTGCTTCGCCACAGGATCAGGGTTCCCCTGGAGCCCAGTACCGAAGTGTGGGTGTACGCGAAATGCCAGTGACGTGCTCGCCACCCCACGCGAGAACCGAGAGGAACAGAACCGATGAAGCTCAGCGAAGTCCCCGACGAGATCGACATCGTGCGATGGAAGTCGGATGACCGTGAGCCCTGGCGCTATCACTACGCCGTACGCGTCCGCGAAGGCGCAGGAGTCTACTGGCATTCCACTGTGGGCGCGCAGCTCTATCGCGACCCGGAAACGGCGCTCCGTGTCACGTCCTACATTCGCAACACCTCGCCAGGTCACTCCGACGAGGTTGAGCCGCTTGTGTTGCTCCACGAGCTCCCCGATACGTGCTGCGGGGCATGCCCACGCATCCTGAACGGCGGATACGACTGCACCTGCGAGCACAACCCTCGTTGCCCGAAGTACGTGGCACCAGCACTACGGAAGCGGATCGCCCGTGCGCTGGACCGCTGGTTCGGCCTAGTCGAGCAGGAAGAGGAAGTAAACCGATGAGCGAACAGACGATGGTGGAGCGAATCAATGCACTAGGAGAGTACGACGGCACCGCCGACCCACGCGAGATCATCCGGGACGTGTGGAAGGTCGCATCAACACTCCTACGAGGTGAAGGCGGTGAATACTGCGCTTGTCAGACGTACCCGTGTGAGTGCGTCATGCGGTTCATGGACGACCTGGCCGAGTGTGTCACTACGCGACACCCAGGAAGCCGAGCAGATGCCGAAACCCCGATCGAGAAAGGGCAGGTAGGAGCGGTGAGCAAGCTTCGCACATGGATCGCTGACGAGATCTCGTCTATTCAGGTCGGGTCCGGCTATGAGTCGACGACGATCGGTATCACTGCGGCACTCGAAGCCGCTGATGCCCTGATCGCTGCTGGTGTCGTAACCGAAGAACCCGACTGGGAGTACGGGATATACGATCCCGCCACGAACGATGTCGACACTTGCGGAACTGATCGTGTGACACATGAGAGCTTCACGGGTGTGCGATGGGAAGAGACCGGTGAGTACATCGTGCGCCGCCGAGTCGCTGGACCATGGCTCCCAGTACAGCAGGAAGGAGAAAAGTGATGGCCCTCTGGAACTACGGGCACAAGCACGGCTGGTTCGCGTGGCACCCCGTTCGGACGTGCTGCGGCTGGATCTGGCTGCGAAAGGTTAGTCGCTACCGCGTGTACCTCGGGGCGTCGATGCCTGGGGCTGCTGAGTGGTGGGGCTACGACCACCCCGACTGCCACATCGAAGAGCGAATGGCCCGTGCGCTGTCCGGCGTACAGCAGGAAGGAAGAGAGGAATGAGGATCTCGAACCGACTCCGAGCAATCCGATCCGCCGACAAGCGGTACATAGAGGACATGCGCTACGGCGACGGCAACTCGATCAGCGCACGCGTCACCCGTCGACTGGTGATTGGACGCGGACCCTATGCCGCATGGCTACCAAGGAGGAAGCGATGACCGAGCTCAACGACGCAGTGGATGACCTGACCCTCCCGAAACCCGTGAAGGTGCAGACCGACGACGGACACACATGGGCGACCGAAGACGCGCTACTCGTGCAACTCCGCGAAGCCGTATCCTCGTCACTCAACTCAGGTTCAGGGGCAGGCGGACTGCCATCAACCCGCAACGTCCTCGATAGTGACGCACTGCAGAAGGCGGCGATCATCACCTCTCAGATCGGAGACTGGTGTCGCATGGCCGGCATGACCGGGGACCAGATCACTCGTGACGCCGTGACCGACCTCAGAGCCTGGCATGTCGCCTTCCTCACCCGCGACGAACCCGAAGAGTTCTACCTCGGGCAACTCCGGGCATGGGCGGCACAGATCAGGGCAATGGTCAACCCGCCCAAGGTTGTGGAGATCACCGCACCCTGCCCCGTCTGCGGGGAAGGATCCTACGTCAACGACATGGGGGAGAGGATCACCAACCCCCTCGCCCTCGCCTACCGTCCTGACAGCGACCACATGTGGAAGAACTCCCGCGTGATGTGCCGCGCGTGCGATGCTGTCTGGGTTGGAGGAGACGCGATGGAAGAGCTGCGGGACGAACTCAACGAGAGGGACACGGCATGACACGCCAGAATCGGACTACACGCATGTAGTTTCATCCTGTACGATTGGAGATGCCTTCCACCACTGTGTGAAAAATCAGCCCCTGACGCCTCTCGTCGGGGGTTTTCTTGTGCTCCCGGCACGTCGGTGACCATCAACCCGGCCAGCTCGGTGAGAAGCCGCTAGGCAAAGCGGCGACAGGCCCGCGTTCAAGGGGCCACCAACTGGAAAAGTGCTCGTAGACCGGAGACGCATACGGTCAATGCCTTCGTAGCTCAGAGGAAGAGCGCCCGCCTGTCGAGCGGGAGGCCGGGATTTCGAAACTCCTCGGAGGCGCACAAGACACCTGCCCCCACTGGTCCACGGACTACGCCGCAGGTTTTCCTTTCCTTCGACTCCACCCCCCACTACCAAGGGAGAGTGATCGTGGATGCTGTCACTGTCGATCGAGACGAATGCGATGCGTGCCCCGCTGAGGCGCACGTAAAGGCTTACGTCTTCGCCAAGATGCCCTCCGGGAGCACGCTCGCGTACTGCGGATCGCATGGAACTCGGTACTTCATCGAGCTCGCGCGACAGGCTGACACGCTAATCGACTTGCGATACACGCTCAGCGAATGAAAGCCATGAGAATCCTCATCGCGTTCATCGCCGGCGTCACCCTCATGATCCTCTGGCACATCCTCGGCTGGCCCTGGATCGGCTGGATGTTCACCCGCATCGAACCCGAAGACCCCACCGACCTCGTACCCAAGGCCCGGACCTGGATCAAAGGAGTGCTGCAACCGTGAGCGACATCAAGGACGTGCACAACGCCGTGCGCACCGACCTGCAGCGTCGCCGTGAACTCGCGGCCATGACCAAGCCCCAGCTCATCGACTACATCATCAACGTCGAGAACAACCTCGCCGCACTCGCCGCACGCATCGACGCATGGGCGGACTGATGAGCGCCTACGTCTGCGAGCTCTGCGGAATTGACCGTCACACCTACGCCGCCATGATGGCGTGCGAGATGGAATGCGAAGCCGAGAACGTCGCCGCCCGCAAGAACCACGTCAGCCCCCGAGTCATGCGCCCCATGCGCAACTGGGAAGACGACTGAGCGCGAGGTGAGGGACATGCCCACCCAGTCAGCCAACGCCAACGGGCACCGGAGGCGTGAACTGCGGGCACGGGTGCTCGCGGAAGAGACCCGGTGTGCGCTTTGCGGGGGGCACGTCGACAAGACCCTCAGCATGCGGCCAGGTGCCCACGGGCCACGCTGCAAAGGCAACTGCGCCGGATGCATACCGGACGACAACCGGGGAGAGGTCGACGAAGACCTACCCCGCGCAAGAGGAGGGTCACCCTACGATCGGAACAACACCCACCTCATGCACAGAGCCTGCAACAGACGCAAAGGAACGCTCACCATCGCAGAGTTCCACGCAAAGAACGCGCAACAACAGGCACCCAAGGTGACCACGAACCTCATCAAGTGGTAGGCGGACCAAAACGGCACGGGGCACCACCCCTCCCCCTCCCGTCCGAGGCCACCCCGAAGGTATAGGGCCGATCTATCTACCACGTTTTTCCACAACCCCAGCGCCGATGCTGGTGTGGCCCTGGGGAGCGCTAGGAGCGCGCCTGCGTGCCGATCCGTTGTGTCGGTAAGCGTTTGGGGATCATTTCGGCGCAGGGGAGATGCTGGTAGGCGCCCTGGCGGGCTACGGAAGAATCCCTGAAAACACGCGGATTATCCGTAACAGGTGCGCTAGACTAGAGACATGGATCAGAGGTGTGAGCAGTGTGGGGCGAATAACAACCTCTCTCGCGCTGGCGCGCGGTTCTGCTCTCCGAAATGCCGGGTCTACTGGCATCGGTCCACGAAGCGTCTCCCATCACGGATGACGAGCATCCCATGCTGGGTCCGCGCTGACGGTAAGCGTCCGATTCGCTGCGACGGTCGCGCCGCGTCGTCTACCGACCCGTCTACGTGGGCCTCCTTCGATGCGGTTCGACGTTCAAGCGCGGGCGACGGCATGGGCGTGATGCTCGGTGGCGGGCTTGGTTGCTATGACCTTGATCACGTGTCCGACGCGGACTTGCGGGACTTTGTGGCTGGCGTGGTCGAGCCGGTCGTGTTTATCGAGCGTTCGATGTCGGGTAATGGATTTCATGTATTCATTGAGGCTCCCGAGGAGCGCGGTTGGAAGCGCGGCAATGTGGAGCGTTACACGCGGGAGCGGTTCATTCGGGTGACGGGTGATTCTGTCCTGATCTGATCGGAGGTTGCGATGCCTTCTGCGCGCAAGAACCTCCGAGCGGTTGGGGAAGATGAGACGCCGCCAGCGAAGCTCACTGTCGCGCAGGCCGCGGCGAGCGGTGACCACCGATCGCTTCTTGTTTCAATGCGTGAGCGAATCGCCCTTACGGTGACGAACCCGGATTGCCCGCCGCGTGATCTTGCGGCGCTGACCCGACGCCTTCAGGACATCTCGAAAGAGATCGAGGCGCTGGATCTTCGGGCGAAGGAGGACGGCGCTGATGCCAACGACGTCGTCGAAGATGAGAGCTGGGACGCCGCGACTATCTGAACAGGCGAAGCACCTCGCGGTGCCGGCTGATATCGCATCCACGATGTGGCCCTCGGTCCTGAAGACGTGCATCGAGAAGCTCGGTGCCCAGTTCGATCCGTGGCAGGACGGCGCTGGAAGGGTCATCTTTGCCAAACGCGAGGATGGCACGCTGGCGGCGATGATCGATGGCGTGGGGATGAGCCTTCCGCGTCAAGTTGGCAAGACTCATCTCGTCGGGTACACAGTTTTCGCTCTGTGTGTGAACATGCCGGGCTTGCTGGTGATTTGGACTGCGCACCATTCCGCGACCTCGAGCGAGACGTTCCTTGCAATGCAGGGGATGGCTCAGCGGACAAAGGTCGCTCCGCATGTAGCTCAGGTGTTCAAGGGCTCGGGCGATGAGGAGATCCGCTTCCACAATGGTTCGAGGATCTTGTTTGGTGCCCGTGAACGCGGGTTTGGTCGAGGCATTCCTGGTGTTGATGTCCTGATCTTCGATGAGGCGCAGATCCTCTCAGACAAGGCGATGTCGAACATGCTCGCCACGATGAACACCTCGAGCTTCGGCTTACAGTTGTACATCGGGACGCCACCCAAGCCAGAAGATAACTCCGAGACCTTCAAGCGGATGCGTCGCGAAGCCCTGGCCGGCACGTTGGTGGATGGTGCGTGGATCGAGTTCGGCGCTGACGCGGACGCTAAGGATGATGACCGCTCGCAGTGGCGGAAGATGAACCCGTCCTATCCGAAGCGGACGCCTCAGCAGTCGCTTCTTCGGCTAAAGAGGAAGTTGACGCACGCAGACTGGCGCCGCGAGGGGATGGGTATCTGGGATGACGATGCCGAGGGTTCTCGTCGTTGGTCCGCCGACTTCTGGAGTGGCGAGCGGGTAACCCGAGCATCGGCCGTCGACGGCGTCCGATCGTTCGCGATTGCGTACTCGCAGGATGGCGAGCGGGTGTCTGTCTCCGGTGCCGTGAAGCACGACGAAGGAATCCATGTCGAGCTGATCGCTGCGCATTCGGGGGATACGTCAGATGGTGTTGAGAGCCTCGCTGACTGGCTTTCTGACCGTTGGCGCGAAGCTTCGATGATCGCAATCGTCGGCGCGGCTGGTTCCGCCTTGAAACAGGCGCTTCACGATCGCGGCGTGCCCGAGAAAGTGGTCCGGACGATGACGACTACCGACTACTTCCAGGCGAACACTATGGCTGAGGATGCCTTGAAGTCTGGCTCAGTCACGCATCCAATCGGCGTTGAAGGCGATCTGCTGGATGCGTCAGTCGCCGTATGTGATGCGAAGAAGCGCGGTTCAAGCGGTCAGTGGGGCTGGGTCTCCACCGTTCCTGATGGCGACGAGACGCCCGTGGAGAGTTTCTGTGCGGCCTATTGGGCCGCGCGTACGAGTAAGCGTGTTCCGGGTCGAAAGCAGGTGCTGATATGACGGCTTTCGTCGGAGTGTGGAATGCACCTACGTTCGTCGCGGGTGTTGATGAGGCGCAGCTTGACGCCATCCGCGGGTTGTTCGCTGTGTGGCAGGCGAAGTATCCGCGGAACCTGTTGCGGTCTCAATACCGGGATATGCGCGTCCGCATCAAGCCTTCGGGCAACATCCCGGCTGAGGCGATTGCGCGCGTTGAGGCGGTGTCGGAGTGGCCGGATAAGGCCGTCTCTGCACTGGCCGAGCGGAGCGTGTTCGAGGGGTTCGTTTCCCCCGGTGGGATGCAAGACCCGTTTGAGCTTGCAGGGATTCTTGACGCGAACCGGTTCGACCTCGAGCTTCCGCAGGCGATCACGTCGGCGTACACGCACTCGTGTTCGTTCATCACGACCGCGCTGGGTGATGTCGCTTCCGGCGAGCCTGAAGTGCTGATCATGGCGCGTGATGCGCTGTGGTCTGTCGCCCGGTGGGATACGCGTCGCCGCGTCGTCCGTGATGCTCTGACGATCACCGACACAGACGACCATGGCCAGCCGACAGCGATGGACGCGTGGTTCCCTGATGTGATTCTGTCATTGACCCGCCGACCGTCCGGTTCTTGGGTTGCGGTTTCCCGCCCAAACACTCTGAACGAGGTTCTGGTTGAGCCGCTGATGTATGACCCGCAGTTGGGTCGCCCTTTTGGTCGGTCGCGGATTTCTCGTGCGGTGATGAACATCACTGATCGGGCGCTGTTGACGATTATTCGGTCTGAGCTCGCGTCTGATTTCTATGCGGCGCCGCGTATGTACGCACTGGGGGTCGCCGAGGATGCGTTCTCTCGCGGGAAGTGGCAGGCGGCGATTGATCGTTGGTTTGCGATCTCGAAGGACGAGGACGGTGACACTCCGACTGTGGGGCAGTTCCCGCAGATGACGATGCAGCCGTTGACGGACATGTATCGGACGATTGCCACTCAGTTCTCTGGGGCAACGGGCGTTCCGGTGTCGAACCTTGGCATTGTGACGGACAATCCGCCGTCTGCGGAGGCGCTGTACGCGGACGACAGGCGAATCGTGAACACAGCCCGCACGCAGAACCGGATTATGGGTGGTTCGTTGAAGCGGGTCGGGCAGAGGGTTGTTCGGCTTCGGGATGGTCGGGATGTGTCGGACGAGTTGTCTCGCCTCGATACGTCGTGGGCAAACCCGTCGTTCACTTCACCTTCGACCTCTGCCGACGCGTTGGTGAAGCTGTCGAGCGTGTTCCCATGGCTGTCTGAGTCTGAGGTGGCGTTGGAGTTCGCGGGCTTCTCGCATGCTGAGATCACTCGCCTGCTCTCTGATAAGCGTCGGGCGCAAGGGGGTTCCGTGCTGAACCAGGTTCTTGCGCGACAGACGCCAGCGGTTCAGTCGGCGGTGCCGGATGACGTCGCGGGATGACCTTGACAGGTTGACGGCGGCGCAGCGGGAACTGGTGCGGATGGCTCAGAACGAGTTGTCCGGGTTCTTCGCAACAGCGGATCTTGCGTCACCTGAGCGCGTTCGGGATGCCCTGATCGAGATAGTGCCGTTGCTGACTCGTGAGTATGGCGAGTTGGCCGCGACAGTCGCGGCTGAATGGTTCGAACAGGTTCATCCCGGCGCGTTCCTGGCGCAAACCGCCCCGGACACTTTCCCGACTGCGGGCGTTGTGGAGAACGTTCGGTATCACGCCGGGTCGTTGTTCACCGACGACCCTTATCGGACGCTGGCGGGCCTGTCAGGGTCGCTACAGCGGTTCATCCTGTACAGCGGGCGCGAGACCGTCGCGCGGAACGTTGCCCGCGATCGGACGAAGCCCCGTTTTGGCAGGGTTCCGACCGGCGCGAAGACGTGCGCATGGTGCTCGATGCTCGCTTCACGGGGCTTCGTGTACCTCACACGGGAGACGGCTGGGCTCGTGTCGAGCGACTATCACGATGACTGTGATTGCCAGATCGTCCCTGAGTGGGAGTCGGGCAGTTCGCATATCGCGGGATATGACCCGGATCGACTTTACGCACAGTACCTGTCCGCACGTGAGGCGTCCGGCAGTGGCGACCCGAAGGTGATTGCTGCGGAGATGCGCCGGCAGTTCCCGGACGACTTCACAGACGGCGTTCACGACCACTGATCTTGCATGGAGTTTCTTCCGTGCCCGCACGGTGACGGTTTCACCGGCCATGGGCGGACGGCCCCTAAACGGAATGAGGCTCAGCATGGCTGAGGAAACGGCCCCCACCACGGGCACGGAAGAAACCAACGGGCAGAGCACGGAGGCCAAGGAGTTCCAGGCGATCACATCGCAGGAGGACTTCGACAAGGCCATCCAAGCTCGCATTGCTCGGGAGCGCGCGAAGTTCGCGAACTACGACGAGGGTCAGGCGGCTATCGCCAAGCTCGCGGAGTTCGAGGAGTCGCAGAAGACCGAAGCGCAGAAGGCTCAGGAGCGTCTGGATGCCGCTGAGAAGCGTGCAGCCGAGCTTGAACTGAAGGCCACTCGTGCTGAGGTCGCCGCCGCCAAGGGCGTCCCTGTCGAACTGCTTTCGGGCAGCACGCAGGAAGAGCTCGAGTCGTCGGCAGATGCGCTCATCGCTTTTCGGGGTGAGCAGGCACGAGGCCCGGTCATCCCCGGCCAGGGCGAATCGCCCAAGGTCGCGCCTCACTCGAAAGCTGCGGCTTTCGGGCAGGCACTTGGAATTGACTGAAAGGACTAGCCATGGCTGGTATTGATGTGAACCGCACCACAAGCGGTGTTCAGCTTCCCGCGGAGATTTCGAACGAGATTTGGTCGAACATGCAGGAGGCGTCGGCTGTTCAGCAGCTCGCGACTCAGATCGCCCTCCCCGGGCCGGGCGTGACGATTCCCATCGTCACGGGCGACCCTGCGGCTGACTGGGTGGCTGAGACGGATGAGAAGCCCGTTTCGCGTCCCACGTTCGGGTCGAAGGACATCACTCCGTACACGCTCGCAGTGATCGTTCCGTTCTCCAACCAGTTCCGTCGCGACGCGGCGGCACTGTACAACGAGTGTGTTCGTCGTCTTCCGGGCGTCCTCGCGAAGAAGTTCGACTCGACGGTGTTCGCGTCGACCGGTGCCCCTGGCTCCAACTTCGGGCAGCTCGGCGGCGCTTCCGCTGTCGCTCTCGGGCCGCACGCGACGGACGTGAAGAAGAACACCTACGCCGGTCTGGTGCAGGCGTACACCGAGATCGCGAATGGTGGCGGCACCCTCGACGGGTGGGCGCTGTCCAGCCAGGCGAAGGGCCTCCTTCTCGGACAGGTGGACACCACGGGCCGTCCGCTTCTGCTCGAGTCGATCCAGGCTGGTTCGTCTGTTCCCACGATCCTGGGTGAGCCCGTGTACTACACGCAGGGCGTTCAGGCGGCGGGAACCCCGAACACGATCGGTTTCGCCGGTGACTGGGACTCCGCATTCTGGGGCTCGGTCGAGGGTGTCTCGATCAGCATCTCGGACCAGGCTTCGATCACGGATGGCACGATCACCGTGGGCGAGGACGAAGTGCCGAACATCATCAACCTGTGGCAGCGCAACATGTTCGCTGTCCGCGCCGAGATCGAGATCGGTTTCCAGTACCGCGATATCGCGCGGTTCCGGAAGCTGACTGACGCGACTCGCGCCTAAACGAAGGGGAGGGTGCGCCATGACGTATGCAGAGGTATCCGATCTGGAAGATCGTTGGCGCACCCTCTCTGGTTCGGAGTACCAGCGAGCCAGCGTGCTGCTGGGGGATGCAGCCGTCCGGCTGGACGCGCTGTGTCCGCCTTCTGAGCCTCCCACCGCGCAGGAGCTTGAAGCACGGTTGATCGTTTCTTGCGAGATGGTGAAGCGAGCCATGGCAACACCCGGTGGTGTTGATGGGATCGGCGTCAACTCCGTGCAGGCTGGTGCTGGTCCTTTCCAACAGACACAGCAGTTCTCGAACCCAACAGGTGATCTGTATCTGACCAAGTCTGATCGTGCCCTCCTCGGGTGCGGGCAACAGGTCGCTTTCACGGTTCCGATGACCGACTGGGGCTTCGGTTTTGGCCCGAATCCTTGGGAGCCGATGCCGTGAAGGGCGTAGATCAGGTCACCAGGCTCAGGCGCGAAAAGACCGGGGTCGATCGCTACGGCAATGCCGTCTACGGGACGGTAGAGACACCGATCGACGAGCTCGCTCTGTTCGCCCCCAAGGACGTCATCCCAGCGCTCGAGGTGGGGCGTTCGGCGACCATCGTTGAACCGTCGTTGTACTGGCTCAACGCATTCCCTGACATTCGCGAGGACGATCGTGTCCGCGTCCGAGGGATTGAGTACGAGGTCTATTCCATCCCAGCAGAATGGCGAGGCCCGGGCATCGGGGGGCTCGTAGTGACGCTTCGAGATTCGAACGAAGGAGTCCCGTGATGCGCGTGACAAAGTTCGTTCTGAACAGGAAGGCGTTCCGGGATCAGATCCTCAAGGGTGCCGAAACTCAAGCGCTCCTCAGCGGGATCGTGGGTTCGGATGGGGTCGCTGAGGAAGCGCCATCACGCGCCCGAGCTCGCGTCTATGGAGATCTCGCCGATGAGGCACAGAACGGCACCCTTAGCCGCGTGATCGGCGGGTGGCGACTGTGACGATCCCTACCACGTCTCCCGATATGGAAGCCCTGTTGATAGCGGGTCTTTCGTCAGTTGAAGACACGTTCAACGTCAAACCAGATCGTCCGAATCCTTACCGGATGCTGGTGATCCGCGCTGACCTGCAGCAGAAGGTGACCCCGATTTCGCGGTACTGCCGCGTGGGTGTGTCCGCATGGTCTGTGCGACCCGATGGCACCTCTGATATCGGCGACGCTTTCGACCTCGCATCAGAGGCCAACGCCTGGCTCGAGTCGAACACTTCGGGAGTAATTCTGTCCGCCGATGTCGAGTCGGGTCCGTCGCGAACGACTGACTCGATCACCAAGCTCGAGTTCCTCTATTCGACCGTCCTCCTTGAGGTTGCGGTCTGACATTCGTGGCCCCGGTCACTTTCCTCGCCCTTGTCGCCGTGGGCATCTACCTACAGAAGGAGAAACGCTATGGCTAAGCCTGCGTACATGGAGACCGGGGTTGACGCTGATCTTGCCCGGCTGATCAAGGATGGGGCTATCTTCATCCGCGAGGTGGGGACTTCCGACGTCCCCACTGGAACGAGCTGGACGCCATCTGATGCCAGCACTCAGCTCGGGTACTACTCCGACGACGGGTATGTTCTCACCCCGGTTCCGGGCGATGAGACCAACCTCACCGGTCACAACGGAGACCCGCTGATCTCCGAAGCCGCCCCGGGGTGGTGGACGGTCGGTTTCTCGGGTCTCGAGGGCAATGAGCTGGCCACGGCTACGTATTTCGACGTGGAGGTGGATCCCTCTGATGGGTCTGTCACGGTCACGAAGGCGTCCGCTTCGAAGCGGTACGACGTGGTGACTGCCGGCCTGGATCAGAAGGATCGTTTGATCCTGGTCCATTACCCCAACGTCCAGCTCGACAACTCGTCTCGTGAAGCGATCACCTTCAATCGGACGACGCTGCTCGCGTACGGCATCACCTTCAAGACGTTCAAGGGTGGGGCTTCGGCGCCATACCACTTCAAGTCCTGGGGCTTCGTGGCGGAGACGGGATCTCTGGAGTGGACGTCGGAGATCACTGGAACCCCGACTGGTGGCACCTACACGCTCTCCGTTGATGGTGTCGCATCCGCTGCGATCGCGTACGACGCGAACGCTACGGCCGTGCAGAGCGCACTGAACGCGATCGCAGGCGTTACGGGCGCAACTGTCACCGGGACGACCACCAAGACGATCACGTTCACGTCTGCTCGGATGCTCACGGCGGACGGTTCCAGCCTGACGGGCGGCTCCTCGCCGGCCGTGGTCGTGACCCCGGCGTGACCCCATCTCCGGGGATGAGTGAGTGGCGACCCGCTCATCCCCGGTCTTCTCTTTTCTGGTCGCCATCCCAAGGAGGTCGCCATGTTCGAACTGGATCTTGAAAACGAAAACACGCCGATGATCGACTTCGGTCACGATGGGAAGGTTCTCTTCCAGCTGCCCGTTCTGGGGGTGAAGGGCGTTCCGATGGGAATCACATCGGCGTTCACCATCTTCTGGGATAAGTTCCAGGCTGGTCGGAAGCTCACAGAGTCCGAGGCCGCTCAGGCGTGGGGATTCTTCATCCAGACTCTGGCGGACACGTACCCGGACGCCACGCGCCAGCTCGCTCGGCTCGACGAAGACAACCTTTCGCATGTGCTCAAGCACTGGGTGTCCGTCTCCGGCGAGTACGGGTTCGACGCGGGAAAAGCCTGACCCTCACCGTTGCCCACTTCGCCCACCGTGGCCCGCTCGAGTTCGAGATGTGGTCGCGGTTCGGGTGGGGCTTCGATGAGGTTGTCAATGGACGGCGGGCATGGAACCTGGTGGCGATGCTTGTTGCTCAGATTGCTCGCGACACGTACTCACACCTCTTCGCCGCGTTCCAGGGCTGGGGTTACGCGCCGAACCCTATGGACTCGTTCTTCCTCGACTGGCTCGATGCGCAAGCGGTCATGCACCATCGCCCGGGCAAGGTCATGCCGTCGCCGGCGAAGCGTCCGTGGGAGGTCGCAGGCAGGAAGGCTGCCGTCCCGACGCACGACCCTGGTCGGTCCGAGCGTCGGAGGGTTTTGCAGGAGCGTCTAGGACTTCGAGGCGTTGTAGATCCCGACGACCAACCAAACGGGCAACCATAGGCCGAACGTCACGATCGACATGATCAGGTGGAACCCGTGGCTGGTCTTGTAGACCTTCCGCTGCTGGACGATCACCTGTTGCGGTGCGTACGGCTGTTGTGCGGCCACCATCTGGGGTTGCTGCTGGTCTGCGTAGTGGTGCGTCCACATGCTGCCGTCCCACCAACGCTGCCGCCCGGCTCCGTCGTCGTACCAGCCGGGCGCTGCGCTCTGCGCCATAGAAGTCATGCCCGCATCTTAACGGTCTACTGCCGCGTGCGGAAGTCCAGGTTCGCCCCGCAAGGGCAGGAAGGGGGCGTTCGTGGCTCAGGAAATCGGCGTCGCATACGTTTCCCTCCTCCCGTCAGGCAAGGGGTTCTCCAGGGCAGTCCAGGGTGAAGCGGAATCCGCCTTCAAGGGTGCTGAGAAGTCATCCAATGGGTTCTTCTCTGGCGTCACGAAGTGGGCAAAGCGAGGTGCGCTTGTCGTCGGCGGCATGGTTGCCACGGTCGGAGCGCTGGCAGTCGGGGGCGGAATCTCCCGCGCCCTGAACATCGAAGACGCGACCGCGAAGCTCAAGGGTCTCGGTCACGACACCAAGGCTGTCGAAGCGATCATGAAGGACGCCCTGGCATCTGTGAAGGGGACCGCCTTCGGTCTCGACGCAGCCGCTACAACAGCGGCCTCGGCGGTTGCGGCTGGCATCAAACCAGGACAGGAGCTTGAGCGTTACCTGCGGTTGACAGCCGACGCGGCGACCATCGCAGGAACCTCGATGGAGGAGATGGGTTCCATCATCAACCAGGTGACCTCTAAGGGTTACGCGGGGATGGAGAACCTGAACCGGCTCACTGAGCGCGGTATCCCGATCATGCAGTGGCTCCAGGAGGAGTACGGCGTCACCGCAGACGAGCTCCAGAAGATGGTCTCTCGCGGAGAGGTTGACGCAGCCACCTTCAGGAAGGCTATCGCGGAGAACATTGGCGGAGCGGCCCTCGAGTCCGGGAACACGACTCGCGGTGCGTTCGCGAACATGCGTGCAGCGCTTTCGCGTCTGGGCCTCGCGTTCGTGGGCGACGGGCTGAGTGGCGCGAAGACGTTTTTCAACGAGATCACCATCATCCTCGACGGCCTTGAGGAGCGCATCGGTCCGTTCGTTCAGCGAATCCAGGACAAGTTCGGTGGACTGTTTCAGATCGACGGTTTCGGAGAGAAGTTCCTTGCCGGCCTCGACACGTTCACCGCTAACTTCAGCTCTACCCCGTTCGGGGCATTGCTTGAAGCTCTGAAGCCGCTTGTGCCCGTCATTCGCGAGATCGGAACCAAGGTTGGGCCGGCGCTGGCAGATGCTTTGCGGCAGATCTTCGAGGCTGTGGCACCTCTCCTGCCGCTCGTTGGGGAGGCGCTGGTCGATGCGATCGTTGAGCTCGCACCGCCTCTCACGGACCTGATTGTCGCTCTGTTGCCCCTGATTCCACCTTTGGTGTCGCTGGTGCAGGTTCTCCTTCCGCCGCTCGCTGATCTTCTGACGCTGCTCGTCCCGATCGTCGCTGCAGTGGCGGAGGGGCTCGCAACCTTCCTCGAGGCCGCGATGATTCTGAGCGACTGGTACTACGGGGACACGACCTTCAGCGACATGCTCGAGCAGATCGGAGCCCTGACAGGCCCGATCGGCGACCTGGTGCAGTCCGTCGTGGCGATGCACCTCCAGATTTCGAACGTGTTGAACAATCTCGGTGCTTTCTGGCAGTCGAAGTGGTTCGAGATCACAGGGGCTGTGACCGGGGCTGCACGCAATATCGGCTCAGCCGCGGCCGGGCTGTGGTCCACCTTGTCGTCTCTGTTCTCAAGTGGCGTCTCGAGGGTGATATCTATCTTCTCGAACCTGCCACGCAGTATTCAGGCGCTGTTCGCTGGAGTCGGGTCGTGGCTGGTGAATTCCGGGCGTGCTCTGATGCAGGGGTTCATCAATGGCATTACGTCGATGATCGGAAGCGTCGGCGATGCGATCGGCGGCGTCCTCGACTGGGCGGCTGGGTTCTTCCCGCATTCCCCGGCACTTCGTGGACCATTCTCGGGTGCCGGGTGGGTTTCGGTGGCGGACGGTGGCGCATCGCTGATGGAGCAGTTCTCTACAGGTGCAGAGAACTACAGACCACAGTTCTCTTTCCAGGGGCTTACGAACCTCGCGGGGGCCGCTTCGGTCCGCACCGGCGACACCTACGTGCAGAACCCATTCACCGGCGGCTACCTGCTCGCCGTTATGGACGAGCGAGCCGCAGTGCAAGCGGCTGAGCGTGGCGGCGCGGTTTCGACTGCGCTCAGAGGAAGAAGGAGGGCAGACGGTTGAGCACTCTCACGCCCTTCGCGGATATGGCACCGGTCCCGCGGGTGCTCATCGACGTTCCTGTCGATGAGTTCCCCGCGGGATCGGTAACCGTGAGCGTTCAAAGGACGTGCGAGGGTCGCGTCATGGATGTTCGCGGAGGTATCCGCAAGCCTGCATCTTCTCCGCTCGTGGTGATTGACCCGGAGCCTGGGTTTCAGGTTCCGAACGACTACACCGTTATTGGACACGACATAGATGGAGAGATCGTAGGTTCATGGCCTGTCGGATCAACCACAGTTGATTTCAGCGGTTCAGTCATCCAGCAGCCGCTTGACCCTCGCCTATCCGTAGAAGTGGTCAGGCTGGTCACAATGGCAGCGGATATCGAGAGGGAGACGCCTGGGGATCTGGTGTTCCCACAGGGTGCAACCCTTCCGGGCATGGTCGGTCTTGGTCCACGGCAAGGCATCCAAGGCATGGCTGTCGATGTTCTGCTTTCTTCCGCTTCCGATGCAGATGCGTTGCAGTCGACGTTGGGTGGATACGCGACATCGCAGTTGCCGGTTTGGCTCATTCGAACTCCTCCAGATCAGAGGATTCCTCGAATCTTCTTCTGCCACGTCCCGAGGCTTCGGGAGTCGCGAGTAATTGGCGGCGGCGGGCATATTCGGTTCTCCGCCACCGTCTCTGAGGTGCGGCCTCCTGCTGTGGGTATCACGGCGACCGCGCTCACCCATTCGGACATGAAGGTGTTCTTCTCCACTCACACGGAGGTGAAGGCACAGTACTCGACCCATTCCGACGTCAAGCGGGATACGTCTCTGATCGGAGCTGCGGATGCGTGAGGTGTCTGAGAAGTGTCGCGACCTGCTCGCATCGGGTGTGTATTCGGTGGAGTGGGCTGCCGACTTGCTGTACGACAATGATCCGAAGGTGCAGAATCTTCGTGTCCTGGAGCCCGCGTTCAAGTGGGATCGTGGTGCGCAGGTTCAAGGGTCAGGGTCGTGTCAGATCCTGTGGGATGACGTGTTCGGTGAATCGATTGTTCCGCGGGACATCGGTGACCTGTTTTCCCCGTTCGGCGCGGAGCTCCAGGTCGACGTGATCGTGTCTGCCGGCGCTTTCCGTGAACGGATCTCGATGGGGAGGTTTGTTCTCGATTCGGTGCCCGATGGTGTCGAGTATGCGATCGAACGGGTGCATGGTGGCCTGCCGTTGGTGGCGGAGTCGCGAGTGTCCCTGTCCCTAGCGGACTACTTCATGCGGATCGCCCGGGACTCGTTCGCATTCCCGGCTTCGCCGCAGTCGACGTCGATGTGGGAGGAAGCGCAACGGTTGACGGGGCTGCCAGTGTTCCGGTCAATCGTTGACCGAGTGCTTCCCGCGAATATCACTTACGAGGAGGACCGTCTTGATGCGCTCGAGAAGGTGTTCGCTCCGTCGAATGCGTGGCCCCACCTGACGCCGAGCGGTGCGTTGACGGCGTTGCCGAAGGCGTGGGCGGACCCTGTGGGTGTGCTTGACCGTGCGTTGAGTGTGTCGTCGGAGATGCGGTCTGAGAACGTCTACAACCGGGTGGTGACCGAGGGGAAGAACCCGGATCCGAATGGTCCGCCGCTGATTGCATGGGCGGAGATTCGGGACGGGTTCCTTCGCACCCGCAACGAGGATGGTTCGCGGTCGCCGTTCGCTGGGAACACCTTCCAGTACCGCTCGGATTTCCTCGTTACGCAGGCTCAGTGCCAGGCGTACGCGGACGAGCTACTGCCGAAGGTGGCACGGCTGAGGTCCGTCACTCGGAGAGTGAAAGAGCCGTTCAACCCTCTCCGCGAAGTCGGGGACGTCCTCACTCTGGTTGATCCGACCAGGCAGGGGGAGCTGTCCACCGTGCGAGTGATCGAGGTGGCGTACTCGGGCGGTGAAACCGTTCTGAACGTGGAGGTGGCGGAATGATCGAAGAAGCCGCCATCATCCTCGAGGGACTCGGTGAGCGTGCCCCCGTTCGGGTGCGACGGGCGACGTTTGTAGAGGTGACGGAACAGGGCAGCGCCCGCGTCGATATGGGAAGTAGCCGATTCATCGCGGAGTTCGGAGGCGGGTACATTCCTTCCGCAGGAGAGACGGTAAACATCGTCTCGGTGGGGGAACGCCACCTTCTTTTGCCTGGCCGACCGCTTCCCGGAACCGGAACCATCTTGACGGTTTCCGGCAACTTGGCGAATGTGCAGACCGTGATCGGGGCATACTCGATGCCCTATGTGGGCACCGCTCCGTCGTCCGGTGACCTCGTTGGTATTTCATGGTCTGAGGTGCCGTACGTAGTAGGGAAGCTATCGGTTCAACCTGACGCGCCGGCTCCGCCGCCCGATCCGGGCTCAGGTGCTGTCCGCTCGGCCACGTTCAAAGTCACTGACACCGGATCCACGGACCGCACGCAAGCACGATGGTGGACGGGCCGACCGCAGGCGGGCAACACCTCCTATGGCGCTTGGTTCTACGGCACCCAGATCCGTGACACGATCCCCTCCGGCGCGACGCTCGTGAAGCTCGAGTTCTTCGTGTCGTATATCCAAAGGCAGGGTAGTGCGCCGCGTTTCACGTTGCACGACCGTGCCTCGAAGGGTTCGCTGCCAACCTTTGGGGCGTACACCGAGTGGGCTCCGGGCGGTGGCTGGCAGTCGCCGCCAATGGCTTCCGCATGGTTCAACGCCCTCAAGTCTGGAGGCGGTCAGTACGGAATCGGCCTGAACCAGGGCGGTTGGAACATCTTTTCTTCGCGCACTGACAACTCAATGTCTGGTGCGCTTCGTATCTCTTGGAGGCCATGACATGGGAAACACGAAGGACTCATTCGGGAAGCCGGTATATGACGACCTGTATTCGTTCCCCGAGGATTCTCAGGACGCGGTGGACTTCGCATACGAGTTCGCCTGGATTCGTGGAGGCACGTCAGAAGAACGTCAGGCGCTTCCGGCTGGGAAGCAGCGTAACGGCATGCTCTGGACCGAGACGGATACTGGTCGACTGTTCCGCACGAATGGAGCGGGTTCATGGACGCCTATCGATGACACGGGGTGGATTGCTGTCACCTTTCAGAACTCTTGGGTGAACGCGGCGGCGGGCGAGGAGTGTGAGATCCGGCGCATCCGGGGTGTGGTCTACATGAAGGGTCGTCCTGCTCTCGGTTCTGCGGGGGCGGCATTCACGCTGCCGGTGGGGTGGCGTCCGAAGTCGATCATTCGTGCGCTTCCTCCGACTGGTGCCGGGACGACGACCACGCAGGTGACGATCAACACGGGCGGCACCGTCGTTCTCGTTTCAGGTGGGCAACCGTATCTCGGTGCTATTGCCCCGTTCCCCGCGGACGGTTGATCATGGGCGGCTCAGGGAACCTTCTCATGCCGGTGCCTGCGACGAGCTTCGCTTCGTTCTCATCGCATACGCGCCGCAATCCGCCGTCTACAGAGCCAGGAACGGACATGTTCGTTCCGATCGGCACGCCGGTAATCGCGCCGGCAGATGGTCGGATCTACGGGTACGGAGACACGATCGGGCCGATGACTGGCCGGTGGGTCGGTATCGATTTTGACAACGGGATGCGGTGGCGGTCGATGCACCATTCGCGGCTCACGCTTTCCCGTGCCTTCATGGGCAGCCGTGGGTTTGTCCGTGCCGGTTCAACGGTCGCACTGTCCGGGGCGTCCGGATACGGCTACGAGGACTGGTCACGGCTCTCGACGATGCCTGGTGCTCACACCCACGTGACACTGTGGCCGACCCATGTCACCCGGTTCGGATACGACCGCAACGGGAAGCCGTATTCGATCGATTTCATGAACCATGTCGCCAAGTCGGGCGGCGCTGCAACCCCGATAACGGAGGAAGAAACCATGAGTATGCAGATCGCGAAGAACCAGGACGACTCTTCGAAGGTGAGTTCACGGTTCATCTGGGGCGACGGGAAGCAGCCGCAGATCATCAACGACAGCACCGCAGACATCTTCAAGGATGCAGGGGTGAAGGAGTCCCCGATGTCCCGCGATAGGTGGCTGTGGCTTCTTGAGTGGGCAAAGAACCGCGCCCGCTCCAATCCGTAAGGGGGTGGTCGAGCTGATGCGTGCGCTGAAGCGGGCATGGGGGAAGGTGACGAAACCCCGCCACGTGAAGGTCATCTACCTGGTGATCTACGCCCTGTCCGCGTTGATCGGTCTGGTCACCCTGCTGAATCCGCCACAGACGATCGCCGGCGAGGTTGGTCCGGTGCTGACGAACATCTGGGCGGGCCTGTTCATCGTCGGTGGTGTCGTCGGGACGATCACGGTGTTGCCGGGGTGGTGGTGGGCTGAACGTCTCCTCGGCATCGCACCGATCATGATCGGCCTCTCCATCTACCTGTCTGTGGTGGCGGTGCTGCACTGGCAGGCGCTCGAGACGGGTGGCTCACGGGCGACCCAGGTGGGCATCATCTTGCTTGCCGCGTCCCCGTTCATTCTGAGGTTCTTCTTCATCAAGGAGTACAGCTACGAACCACGCGCTCGGGGGTAACGATGGACGGTGCACAGGTCGTCTCCCTTCTCATCGCTCTGGGCGCTGGCGGCATCCTCCTCGAGCTCGTGAAGCGTCTCGTCGATGCCCTGTCTGGGCGTGGACGTAAGCGCCGTGACGAGGTGAATCGGGCGTGGGATCACGCCGACGAGGAGGCCCGCAAACGGCGCATCTCTGAGGAACACACATCGCAGGTGCGGCGGCTTCTGATCGAAGCGCCCTGCGTGGACAACAACGACATTCCCCCTTACCCGAACTACAAGGAGTAACAGCATGAAGCCTCTATTCGATTCTCTCGTCCGAACGTTCACCCCGATCATCGTGGGTGCCGTGCTCGGATGGTTCACCACGTCGGGCATCACGCTCGACCCCGAATTCGAGACGGCGCTCACTCTCGTCATCGGCGCCCTGTTCGCGGGCCTCTACTACCTCGGCGTTCGCCTGTTCGAGCTGTACGTTTCCCCGAAGTTCGGGTGGCTTCTCGGACTCGCCAAGCAGCCCGACTACTACAAGCGAGTGAAGGTCACCGAGGACGGTCAGACCTTCCAGATCCGAACGGAGAACTGATCATGGCTGTTCGTATCTCGAATGCTGCCCGGTCGGCTGCGGCCGACGCGATCGTGGACCTGATCGATGCGGGGTCTGGTGCGGGGACGCTCAAGATCTACACGGGCTCGCAGCCTGCCGGCCCTGCCACGGCACCGTCCGGGACGCTCCTGGGCACCCTCACGATGTCTGACCCGGCCTATGGTGCCGCGTCGAACGGTGTCGCGGCGGCGTCCGCGATCACGGGTGACACGTCTGCGGATGCCACGGGCACTGCAGGGTGGGCGCGGATCTCCGACTCGGACGGGACGGCGATCATCGACATGTCGGTGACGGCGACCGGTGGTGGCGGTGACCTCACCCTGGACTCTGTGAGCATCGTCGCTGGTGGTGCGATCAACGTCACTTCCCTGCCTGTCACGATGCCCGCTAGCTGACAACTGCACGTAAGGGGCTGACATGACGAAGACCCTGCTCTCATCGTTCACGGGTGGGGCGATCGGCACGAACCCCACGACCGCAACCGAAACGTGGGCGTCGTCTGCGGGTGGCACCGAAGCGAACATGACCTACCAGGCTGGTATCGCCGGCACGTCGGGACAGTCCGTTGAGGTGGCCGGCGCACGTGATCTCGTGTGGACGCCTTCCGGTTCGCATTGGCGTCTGGGTATGTGGATCAACCGCGCATCTGGGGCGCAGACGCTTGGGCAGGCGTGCATCCTGCTGCGCTCGTCGACGACGAACCGGGCCGACCTGTTCCTCCGCAACCAGAACGGGGGACAGTTCGCCCTCCGCGCCGGGTCCGGTGGAACAACGTACGCGGGTCAGTCGGCCACCACGATCGCGAACGGTGACGTGTGGTGGGTTGAGCTCGAGTACGACAACACGGATGTGACCGTGTACTTGTGGGAACCGGGGAACACCACGGGAACCCCCGATGACACGTTCACATCCACCACTGCCGCGGCGGTGGACAACGTGCGCCTGTTCAACCCGACCGGTTCCACCGGCCTGACGATGCGGTTCGGTGAACTGTGGACGTCGGACGGGGAACAGATCCGGTCGGGGTCAGGTGGCAGCGGTGCTCTCACCCTGCCCGCACTGACTGTCTCGGGAGCAGGGACGTTCGTGGGTCCGCCGACGCTGCACTACAACCTGGGTGGCGGACCTACCGCGGACGGGTTCACGGTCACTGCGCGCACGTCAGGCGCGTCGTCGTGTCGGATCAAGGCCTCAACGACATCGGATCTGCTCACGTCGCCGGTTTTCTCGGGTGCCGTGTCGCCGGACGCAGACGGATATGTGCACATCTCGATCTCGGGCCTCAGCTCCGGCACTAAGTTCTACTGGGGACTCGAGGTTGACGGCGAACTCGACACGTCTATGAACGGTGCGGTCTGGACGTTGACGCCCTCCGGGACGCCCACCTCTATCGTCTTCACGTCGACGTCATGTCACGACTGGACCGGATCGACTGTATTCGGTCTAGCTCTCACCAGGTTCGAGGCCATCGAATCACGGATCCACGTGATGCTCGGCGACCTCGGATACCCGTGGATCACATCGTCGGGGACGCCGGTCGCCCCCTCCGATGTCGCCCAACTGCGAGCGGCAAGGCTGAACGAGTTCGAGGCCGCGAACGTCATGGCGTTCTACCGGTCGCGTGCACTCTCGTACACCTATTCCGATGGGGACGGTGCGGGGGCCAACTCGGACGGCACGTGGCCGGGGTTCACCTCGAACGCCGTCCAGACTGCCTACCGTCAGCAAGTCCCACTGCCGGACATGCCCCTCGCCGATGTTCAGGCGCGGTCATGGGTAGACGGAAACTGGCGCTTCATCCAGACAGACGAACTCACCGTGGCCTCCGCACGGGGCGCCACAGACAACTCGTCGAAGACGAAGCTGGGCGCCGCGCAGAAGGCGTGGTTCAAGGCGGAGCTGCTCGCAGCGAAGGCCGCGCGACAGTCAGTGATCTGGCTGGGTGACGGCCCGTGGGGCGGATCACCTTCGGTGGGTGGCACGCTGCAGGAGTGGCGGGCATACAACACTGAGCGTGTCGAGCTCGGCAACTTCATCGCATCGAACGGCATGACGGACTACCTGATCCGGGTTCACGGAGATACGCACGCTCTCGCCGCCGACGACGGCACAAACAACCCGTATGGCGGGTTCGCGTTCATCTCGGCGGCTCCGTTCGGGACGGTCGCTCAAGTGTGGGGCAGTACGACCACCAACGGTCGGTGGCCGGACGTCTCAGGCTCTGCTCGGCAACATGGGGAGTACACGCTCACTGACACGGGGACAACACGCACGCTCGTGTTCTCGGGGGCGCGCGTGGGATGCGGGCACATCTTCCTACGTGGAACGCGTCACCATGACATTGGACCTCACCCCGCCGCCCGCAGTCGTTGGGGCCGGGACGCTCGGTCTTCCGGCGCTGAGCGTCACAGGTGAGGGCGTCACGACCGTCCCCGTGTTCACCGGTGCAGGCGCCCTGGGCCTCCCGGCCCTCAGCGTCACCGGAGAGGGCACAACAGCGGTCCCGGTGTACACGGGGGCCGGATCGGTCGATCTGCCCGCATTCAGCGTCTCAGGGGCCGGGAACAGCACGATCCCGGTCTACACCGGAGAAGGCGTGCTGGGACTGCCCGCACTGACCGTCACCGGTGTAGGGACTGTGGAGAACCCGCCAGGCGTCACCGGGTCCGGGGTGATCACGCTCCCCGCGCTGGACGTAACCGGCACGGGAGTGACCACGGTGCCGGTGTTCTCCGGCAGTGGGGCGATCCTGTTCCCACCGCTCGAGGCCACCGGCGTGGGGTCGGTCACTGTTCCGGCCGTGACCGGTGCGGGTGCACTCATGTTCCCGGCACTGGTTGTCACCGGTACCGGTGGGGAAGGTGTGATCGTCATCCCTGACGTTCGCACCCTCACCCCCGTGGATGTGCACCACACCCTCACCCCGGTGAGCTTCACTCGAACGTTGGAGGACGCATGATCGTCAAGGAGAATGACACCCACCCAGTCGAGTTCAAAGCCAACGCGGACCTCACCGGGGCGACCGTGCGACTCACCGCGAGAACCAGGACCGGTGAACCCATCGAACTCCCCTGCACGATCGTCGACGCAGAGGAGGGCTTGGTGCGGCATATCCTCACCGGCACGCTCCCTGTCGGCACCTACCGTGTCGAGCTCGAAACGACGATCAGCGGAGAGATCATCACGTTCCCCAACTCCGGGTACGCGACACTCACCGTCGATCGAGACCTCGACTGAACTGACCCCCACCATGCTTCCCCCCGGAGCATGGTGGGGGTCGTTCGTCGTTGGAGCGGCCCCACCCACACCGGAAGAACCAGGTCGTCGGACAGCGGGACCACCCGAACCCGACCATACCCGAGTGTCCCCGGTCAGCCGCATCATGGGAGACATGACCCAGTGGCACCCGATCTTCTGGACCGACGAACCCCAACCGGGCGTGTGGGTGATGCGCTCACCGGGCGACGTGGAATCGTTCGGGCGTATCGAGATCCGTCGCGTGTCAGGCGTCATCCGCTATAAGGTCACCCTGTACAGCGATGTCATTGGCTGGTCGAACACCCTTTCTCACGCTTGCGAACGGCTCTACGCCGCGTACAAGAAGCAACGGGACGACGTGTACAAGGGGCCACCGAACGGGCGACGATGAGACGTGTCAGGCTTCGACGAGATCCGCGCGCTCTGCAAGCGTCTGAATCGTCTGCCAGTCCGGCGTGTGACCCTTTGCCGCGTGGATCGCGGTTCGGATCGTGGAATCAGCGATAGCGGCGGCCTCGTCGAAAGTCTCCGCCACTGCATACACGGAGATCTCGACGATCTCTTCGATCGCAGATGCTGAAACGTCAGCGTCGCGGACGGAATCGCTCTCGAGTGCGAGAAGCTGCTCCATCACCTCGTCGGTGTGTGCGTCGAGGTCGTCGCAACCGTGAACTCGGAAGGCGCGCGTCAGATGTACGGCGATCATCGTTCCTCCTTGCGATAGCACGGCTGGCGTTCCAGCCACTTCCTCTTATTGAAAGCGTACCGCGGATTACTTGGCGTCAGGTGGATGGTTGTCATGTGCAATCCGGGGCACGAGCAGAGAGCCTTGTAGTACGTCGGTGGATCCTTGATTCTCCACCCCCTGCTCATGAAACAGCATCAGGAGAGCTTGCAGCTCCTTGTCGGAGTGCGTCTTCCAGTAGCCGTTCCGTTTCCCCACGGCGCACAGCATAGCGGTCCACATGTCCGACCCCCAGCGCATCATGTCCCCATGACCCCCACCGAACTCCTCGCCTTCGAAGCCCAACACCCCCAGCAGACGCCCGAGAAGACCTCCCGCATCCGCCACCAGCTCGGCATCACCGAAGTCCGGTACTACGTCCTCCTCGCCAGGGCCGCACGATCCGTCGAAGGGATCACTGCCGACCCCGTGACGGCACGGATGGTCAGGGAACGGGCGGAGCGAGCTGCAGACGATCGAGAGCGTCGAGCAGCCTGACCCGAATGTGTGCAC